AGCACAGGAGCAGATCGCAGCGTTGTATGCAGCAGAAGACATTCAACGAGCAAAATATGATGGGATCGATTTCACTCCTCCTGATGGACCGAGGAAAGAAGCCGAGAAAGGTCTGAAGTGGCGCAAGGAGTACGGTCGAGGAGGTACTCCTGTTGGATGGGCCAGAGCGCGAGACATTGCGAATGGAGTCGCTTTGAGTCCAGAGACAATCAATCGTATGGTCGCATTTTTCTCCAGACATCAAGGAAACGAATCAGCAGAGGGATGGAGTCCTGGTGAGGATGGATTCCCGTCGAATGGACGCATCGCGTGGGCCTTGTGGGGCGGCGATCCAGGACGAACATGGGCCAACAAAGTGAAGAATCAGATGGACTCCAGAGACAGGACTGAAAGAATGAACAGCAAGCAAAGAAACATCGCGAGATCCATCATTTCGAATCAGAAGGATGGTCGTGTTGTCATCGCGACAGAAACACCGATTGAGCTGTTCGATGCTGACAGGAATCAAGTCGTCCGACAGATCCTGCTGATGGATGGAGTACAGTTCAGGAACGAGAAAAATCAGCTACCAATCGTCGACACACACAATGATCGTACCGTCCGAAACGTGTTCGGATCGATCAGAAACATCGTCGTCGAGGGAGATCAGTTGATTGGAGATCCAGTCTTCTCGTCTGATCCAGAATCACAAATCGTCCGCACTCGATTCGATGAAGGTCATCTGAACGACTTTTCGATTGATGCGACAATCCTCGCGAGAACATTCGTTCAAGCAGGACAGACCTATACAACAAAGCGTGGTGTTGTGATCGAAGGACCGGCAGAAATTGTCACTGCCTGGGAACCTCATAATGCGAGCATCTGCGCAACGGGCGCAGATCCAAATTCCACGGTACGCCGGTCCTATGAACTTGAAAGCAGGAGAAGCGAAATGTCGCCAGAATTGATGGAACGATTGATGAAACTTGGTCTACCTGAAGGAATGACTGATCTCGAACAGATCACGAACTGGGTACTCGACCACATGGAAAAGCCGCCAGAGGTCGAAATCGAAATGTCGAAGCATGACATGAAAGAAACGATGCGAGCAGATGCAGCATCGACGATGACTGCTGAGGATGTCAAACCAGTCGTCGCAGAGGAAGTCGCACGAGTCCTCCAAGCAGAAAGCAAACGCCGCAAGGCAATTCAATCGGATGTCAGTCTCGCGAAACTGGAGCGATCATTCGCAGATTCATTGATTGATGAAGGTGTTTCAATCGAGGTCGCTCGGAAACGGATTATTGCCATGAGCGCAAACGAGCCAATCGGCACGTCATTTGGTTCTGTAGGGAATGTTCGAGACAGCGGTGCAGAGCGATTCCAGAGCGCGATGCGCGATGCCATCGTCATTCGATCTGCTCGATCTGCGAGAATCAGCCGACAGGACTTGATTCCGAAGAATGCTGATGCCGACGATTTTGTTCATCTTGGACTCAATCGCATGGCTGAGCTTGTTCTTCGGCAGCAAGGCATCAACACTGACCGAATGACGAACATCGACATCGCGAAGGTCGCGATGGGTTATGAGGAAGCATGTCGTCGACATCGAGTTCGTCGAGATGTCTACCATACCACTGGGTCGTTCCAGAACATCCTTCTCGACAGCGTGAACAAGACGCTTCTCGCTGGTTACGAGGAAGCACCGGAAACTTGGAGTCTGTGGGCACGACAAGCACCGTCAGTTGCAGATTTCAAGACGATCAATCGCACTCGATTCTCTGAAGCACCAGATCCAGAGCAAGTTCCAGAGCGCGGTGAGTACAAAGAGAAGCCAATGACCGATTCCAAGGAATCGTACAAGGTCGAGAAGTATGGTGAGATTTTCAGCGTCAGTTGGGAAACTGTCGTGAATGACGATCTCGATGCCATCGGCCGTGTACCTGCGATGCATGGGAATGCGCACCGTCGAAAGGTCAATCGCGAATGCTATGCAGTCCTTGCAGCGAATCCACTCATGGGAGATGCGCAGCAACTATTCAGCGCATCCCATGCATCGGGATCGAACTTGTCAGGATCGAGCGGAAGTCCATCTGTCGCGAATCTCAATACTGCATACGCAGCAATGCGGACGCAGAAGGGATTGACAGCAGATGCAATCCTGAATGTCGTCCCACGATACCTGATCGTTCCGGCAGCACTCGAAGCGACTGCTGATGAACTGGTTTCCTCGACCAGCTACATCGTCGCAAACGGAAACAGCGGTGTCTCGAATCTCTACGGTCCTGGTGGCAAGAGAAATCTCGTCGTCGTCTGCGATCCGAATCTCGATGGAAACTCGACGACTGCGTGGTATCTGGCAGCAGATCCTGGGCAGATCGATACCATCGAGGTGTCATTCCTCCAGGGTGAGGAATCACCGGTCCTGGAGAGCGAATGGAACTTCCGTAGGGATGCCTACGAGTACAAGACTCGTCAGACGTTCGGCATTAAAGCCATCGATTGGCGCGGTCTTTACAAGTTCGCTACCTCGTAATCGACGAATTGAATCGTCGATGAATTGAACATTTCAAGCATGTTGCGTTGATAAGACGCAACATCACAAACAAAAGCATCATCATCAATCAGCAAAAAATGGAACACCACCATGCATAGGAATGTCGATTTTGTAAACTACTTCGAGGACTTCCTCGGTCCTCAGACTCTCCTTGCATCGCCTGTAGGAAGCGATCAATGGGACATCGCAGACACTTCGTCTGCCGGCACTCCGACCTATACGGTCGGTGGAATCAATGGAGAATTCACAGCAGCATTCGATGCGCAGAATGAAATCCAGAATATCTGTCTTTTCAAAGGAGATGTTCTGAATTTCGACATCGACTTGATTCAGTCGATCCAGTTTCGAGTGCGAGTTGGTGGATCGCTCAATGCGGCGACATCGCTGGCATTCGGCCTGTGTTCTGCGCGAAACGATGCCATCGATAGTCTGGCAGCTCATGCATCCTTTCGACTGATTGGGTCGAATTCTGTGTTCGTCGAAACGGACGATGCTGTTCGCGATGTCGATGACATTGCGACTGGATTGTCGCTGTCGACTACCTATCGACGATTTTACATTGATTTCACGAAGGGCAAGAATAACGTTCAATTCTTGATCGATGGTCAGCGAGTCGCACAGTCGCAGCTGTTCGACATGAGCGGCTATTCTGTTGGACTTCAACCATACGTCCAATTGCAGAAGACTGCATCGACAAACACTGATTCTGTGATCGTCGATTTCATCGAGATCGAGAGTCGTCGAGCCTAATGCCACTCTCTGATTTGATAAAATCAGACGCAGTGAATCTATTCACTAGCCTGAATGACTTCGGTGAGCCAATCGTTTACTACAAGCGAAATGGCAGATCTCGACACATTCAGGCGGTGGTGATTCGTGAATCCCTTGGATTGATGCCAGAGGATGGAGTCGTCTATCCTCTGTTTGAGATCCATGTCGCGAATAGTGACACAGATGGGATCTCTAGTGATGAACTGAATCTCGGCGGCGATGAGTTGGAATTTCCAGACAGAGTCGGGAAGCCAAAGCAGCGCAGATCCATTCTGAAACTTCTCAGCCATGATGAAGGAATGCTGGTTCTCGAATGCCGATAGCAGTTGTTGAGACAATCGCGAATGAAATCGAATCGAGACTCCAATCGATGATTGGAGACGATGACTATTCCACGAGCATTGTCGAAGTGCATCGGCCGCGACGATTCGCGCAGTTCACGCCAAAAAACAACCAGGTCGTCCTGGTACAGGGACAGACAGAGCGAATCCCAATACTGGATCGACCAGGAAATCCTCCTGCGATTGCGATTCGACAGACATTCGAGATCCATTGTCATGTGATGCAGGATGAGCGCGACGAATCAGCCATCGACACTCTGCTTAATGCATTTCATGCCGACATCGTCAAGGGAATCGCGGGTGGGTCGTCCACATGGCACACGTTCGCTGGAAACGCAATCGATGCTGAGTGGGGATCGATCAACTACGTTCAAGCAGATGGTGGTCTGGATGGAGTACAGATTCCACTGCTGATCACCTATCGTGTTTCTGAAGACGACTTGACTGATCTGAGGAACTGATGATAGAGATCAAGATCGACCAAAATTCATTGAATGAAATGCGAGAGCGACTCGGAGAGTTCGGTCGACATCTTCCTCGACATCTAGCGACTGCTGTCAATCGAGTTGGAAAGACAGTTCGTGTGGAAGCAGCACAGCAGATCGGCAAAGTTGCCAACATCAAGCTGCATTCGACAAACAAAGGATATGCGAAAGCGATCAATAAGTCCAAGACACTGAAGAAAGCAATCCGGCAGAAGAACAAAGCGACAGCAGATTCTCCAAGGATCACGATTGGTTTGTGGGATGGGTATCCATTCCCTGCAAAATACCATGAAGCAAAAGAGTTGATCAAGAAAAAGAAGGGCAGGAAACTGTTTCGAGGTGTCCAGTTTAAGACTGAAACTGGAGGAGGATGGATCGTACATAGCGAAGCATTCTTTATTCGATCCTGGAATGGGAGTGTCGTTACTCGCATGAACGAAGGTCGTGGGCCTGTTCGTGGAATCAAAGGACGATCACCTGGAGACTACTTTGAGAAAGCAGGAGTCGGTCCTATCTGCGCAAGGAAAGCGAAAGAGAGACTACCTATTGAAATCAACAGACGACTGCGAGAAATCACACTGGCGGCGAGCGGTAAGATTAAACTGAGAGCATCGAAAGATCTGGGAGGATGACGAAATGACGACACCACTACTGAAACGCAAGCGAGTATTCGCGGCGAAACATGAAACGACTCCTGGCACAGCGGAAGCATTGACGAGCGCAGAAGCAGCATTCAATGCCTACGATGTGATCATTCAGAATGAGACTGAGAAGGAATCGCGAGAAGGACAGGGATCGTTCGGGATGCGAGCTGGTGTGCCGACAGGGTATCGCGGTCGTATCACATTCAAGCATGATGCATCGTGGGATGGTACGGCCACCGAGCCTAGTTGGGCAGATGTGCTGCTCCCTGGTTGCGGGTGGGTCAAGAGCGGTCAAGTATTCACTCCTCGAACAGAAGCACCAGGATCGAATGTCAAGACTCTGACGATGGCTACCTACATCGACGGTGTTCGCAAGCTACTGCGAGGATGTGTTGGAACATTCAAGCTGATTTGTCCAACTGGCAAGGCGGCGTACTTCGAATTCGATTTCATGGGGATCTTCGATTCTCCGACTGACACTGCGATCATCACACCGACATATCCGACTGCGAGTCCATTGCGATTCGCATCCTCGACGACGACATGGAATTCTGTGCAGCTGTCCGTCGAGAACATGACACTCGATAGCGGAAACACCATGGTCCTGCGAGAAGATCCATCAGACGTTTCTGGATTCAGAGCAGGATTGATCACCAATCGAGTTGTCAAGATCACTGGGAATCCAGAGTCTCGACTCGTCGCTACCAATCCTGTTCATGCGAAATTTTTCGACATGAGCGAACATGCATTGACATGGTCGCTCGATGGGCCGACAAATAGTGTGATCACCTTGACTGCTCCAAAAGCCGAGATCTCAGCTGCTCCATCAGAGGAGGAGCGTGAAAGAATGGTTGTCGATTCGATTGAATGGCAAGCGAATCGAAATGGATCGACAGCGGACGAGGAATTTTCCATCACATTCACAGCAGCGACATAACATGCCAATTGCACTAGAACCAGGTTTGACATTCGAAGTATGGCTAGATTCTGACGCAGAAAAGCCGATTGAGTCCAGACCTAGATTCATCGTCAAGACTCAGTCATTGCGACAGCAGCGCGAGATCCATCGTGTCATCGATATGATCTTCGAGCCAGATGCACAAGTCGACAATGTGTTCGATTCAGCAGTCGAGTGTGTGGTGCGATCATGTGTTGGTTGGAAATGCATGGGTAATTTCGAATTCAATGCAGATTCCATCGAGGATGTGATGTCATTCTCCGAGATCCGAGAATTGTTGCGAAAGATCGCAGCGAATCAAAGGATGTCGGCCGACGAAAAAAAATGATGAGAGTCGCGGCATTGATTCGCAATGGATCACTTTGCAGAACATGCAGCGACTCGAAATGCAAGGACATAGGGACTGAAGCAGAACCAATCGATCTCGAATGTCCATGCTGCAACGGAAATGGGTGCGATCACTGCAATCATGGATCGATCAGAATCAATGGGTGTCCCAATGACTTCTGTCGGCCAATTGCAGATGCTACGCACTTGATCGATTTGTATGCTCGCGGTCTTCCTCCAGTCGCTGGAGGAGCCTTGGATCAGTCGGCGTGGTTCATCGAAGCATCGCGCAGATTGAAAGCAGACGAACAACAACTGAAACAATCGGAGAGCCAGGATGCCTAGTGAAAGCATCAAAATTCTAATCGAAGCAGACGATCTGGCATCTGCTACTGCCAAGCAAACCGGCAAGTCCATCGAGCAATCCATCCAGGGAATCAAGGATGTCGGTGGTAAAGCAAAGGCATCCACAGAGTTCATAGGAGTCCTCGCTGGTCAGGTTGGCGGATCAGCACTTGCATCAGCAGCACAGGGAGTCGCTGGTATCACGGAGAAAGTCGGGCAATTCTCAGAAATCATGAAGCTAGGTGGAAGGAGCGCGATGTTCTTCCAAGCCGGTATAGCGGCATTGGTTGGAATCATGTCATTCCAGCTAGGGAAGACGATAGGAGAAGCGATCTTCGGAGTCGATGATCTCGCAGGTCGAATGAAGGATGCTGCGAGCGAAGCAGACAGATTCGCAGATCACATGGTCAAGATGGCATCGATTAATGTTGGTGATCGACTAGAGGATCTGACATTGATTCGCGATCCAGATCAGCAACAGAAAGCTGCTGTTGAGTTGTTCAAAACCATTGGGAAAGAGGTCGATGACGCAGTCGCATCGTTCCAGTATTACACTCAAGCAGCAG